GGCGCTGCTGCGCGCGCTGTCGGTCTCTGTGAATTCCAGCGGTGGACCGCTCTCGGATGACGAGAAAATCCGCAATTACGAGCTGTGGCACCGCATCAAGCATACCAAGGGGGACATAGTCGAATTCACCCCGGAGGAGATCGTGGTGCTGCGCAAATGCGTCATGATCTACCCCACACTCCTGGCCGGCCAGGTCCGGGCCTTGCTTGGTTGACCTGGAAGCAAGAATGCGCGACATGGAGCGATCAATCCCACGCATTCGGGAAAGGATCGCCCGGCTCGAGCAGTTGACTGACTCGATCGAGGGCCTGCGCCGCTCGGTCGATACGCTCACCGAGACCTACAACAAGGGCCGGGGAGCGATCTGGATGATCGGGGGCTTCGGGGCCCTCATTGCGCTTTTTGCCAAGTGGCTTGTGACGAGGTACGGGTGAATCTCCTGCTGCAGCGCGATCCGTCTGTGCCCCTCGCGGTGACATATGGCGTGCTCAATGGTGCCGGCGGGCCCTATCAGACCCTGGAACTGCCCTTCAGGCTCCCCCCGGTGGTCGCCTCGGTCTCGGTGGCAGGCGACAAGGCCACTGTGAAGATTACCCAGCCGGCCGGGAGCGCACCCAGGAGCTGCGTGCCCCCTGGCATCTACAACCTCGAGCGCCACAACTCACCCGACCATCCCTTCACCTGGGCGCTGGTCAATGAGGAGCTCGGGGTATACCACGAGCCGGGAGATGTGCCGCCCGGGGCCTTCGGGGCGCGCAGCGCCATCCTGCTGCACACCGGCAACTCCCCGCTGGACACGAAGGGCTGCATCATCGTGGGCTCCCAGCGGACCGGCCTCTTTGGCCTGCCCGGGGTGCTAGAGTCGATCGTCGCCTTCGAGAAGCTGAAGGCACACCTGCCGTGGGTTGAGGGACACACGCTCACCATCATGGGCCAAGGAGCCACACCACCATGAGCACCCCCGATCCAGTTCCCGCACCGGCCGCGATTCCCTGGTACAAGTCCCACGTCCTCCAGGGGATCCTCGTGGCGGTCATCGCCCAGGGCATCCTGCGCCTGAAGGCCCAGTTCGGGATCGACCTCTCGCAGTACGCAGCCTTTGGCCTTGATGCCAACGGTATCGCGATGTGGATCATGGATATCATCAGCGCAGCGGCTCTCTCCTATGCCGCGCGCGCCCGGGTCTCCAAGCCCATGCCAGCCGTCACTGCGAACAAGACCCAGGCCGCCGCGATCAACGCGGTGAACCCCGCCGGGCTGCCGACCCCTGTCATTCCGCCGACCGTCAAACCAGAGGGACCGAAAATATGATCCGCAACCTATTGGCCGCGCTCGTATGCACCGCGCTCCTGGCGTGCAGCGCGCTCGGCCTGACCAAGCCTGCCACCTTCAACGAGCAGGCCGACACTGGCATTACCACCTGCTCCACGGTGCTTAAGTCCGTCGACACGCTGGTGGTCTCGGGCAAGATCACCGCGGCTGATGCCAAGAACATCGAGGCCCAGGTCGACAACGTCATGGCAGGTATCGGGATCGCCCGGCAGATCTACGCCACCGATCAGACCACGGGGGGCAACAAGCTCGCCTCGGTCCTCGCGGGCCTCCAGGCGCTCGAGACCTACCTCACCACCCAGGGAGCGCCCAAGTAATGGCCGCAGTCATCGCCGCAGCCGCCACGCCTGCGAACATCGCGCTCGCTCTCGAGCTCCTCATTGACCTGGCAACCCAGGGTGCCGCCCTCCTGCAGCAGATCAAGAATGCGCAGTCGGCGGGGGTGGACATCACCCCCGCGCAGCTCGATGCTGCGGTCACCTCGTACCAGGCCATCCACGCGCAGCTCGATAAGGATATCGCCGCAGCCAAGGGGAGCTGATCGTGGGCAAGCAGCCAGGAGGGAACGCCTTGCCAGATCCAGACGTCCGCCATCATCATCGCCACTCGCCGCCGGACCCGGTACGCCACCTGCGGTGCCATCTCCACGTGTTGCACTACGAAGGGAAAGACATGCTTACAGCCACACTCACCTGGGTCCTGCCGACCACCCGCAAGGATGGCTCCGCGCTCGCCCCCACCGATATCGCCAAGGTCTCGGTGCTCTCATCCGCCAACCCGAGCGCTCCGACGGACCTCCCGCCGGATGCGGTCACCTTCACAACGGGGGACATCAGCGCCACCCCGGGTGAGGTCGACTTCACCGTCACGGTCACCGACACCCAGGGCAACGTGTCCACAGGCGTTACCGCCTCGGTCATCGTGCCGCCGGTCACCCTGGCGTCCCCGTCCCCTGTCACCAACCTGGTCGCCGTCCTCAACCCGGCCACCTAAAAGGAACCGCCCCCATGCGCATACTGAAGTCATTCATCCCCCTGATTGCGGCAGCGTGCGTATGGGGGCTTGCTCCCGCCCAGACTTGCGTCCCTGGCACCCCAGGAGCCGCCCCGGTCGCGACTCTCACCTTCGCCGCGGTCACCACCAACACCGACGGCACCGCGATCGCAGCCCCGGTGAGCTACAACCTCTACCAGGGCCCGACCGCCACGAGCCTGACCATGGTGAGCGGCACCCTGAAGCCCGGAACGGGCAACACCATCAGCACCGGACTCACTGCGGGGCTCACCTACTACTGGGCCATTACCGCTGTGGATGCCAACGGCGTCGAAGGGGCGAAGTCGGCCGTGGTGTGCAAGAGCTTCCCGAAGGCGGTCCCAGGTGTGACCACCATCACCATCACGTAAGGAGAGCCGCATGACCTTGTCAGTTACCCTCGTCATGATTCTGGTACTGGTTGCCCTGCTGATGGGCATCGCTGCGGCCGCCCAGAAGGGTGGCCCGCTGATGCTGCCCGTCGCTGTCATCCTGATCGCGATCGCGATTCTCATTGGGCGCATGCCAGTCGGGTAAATGAGCGCCGACCCGTCAGACCTGGCAGCAGCGCTGGCTGCCTCCGGCGGGTCGGGTGATCCTGCGGCAGACATAGCCCAGCTCCCGGCGAACCAGCAGGGCCCGGGCGCGGTCGCCTTGGGCGTCGGCAGGGGGATGATCTGGAACCCGGCGAAGCAGGCCTACGAGCTCGCCAAGCGCTGGGGATCGAACGCGATCAAGTCCCTGACCGATCCCTCGGCCGATCCGATGATGCCGATCAACGACGTCGACACGTTCCTGGGGAACGCGCGCACCGGTCTCGACAAGGCCGCGGCGCACCCCTTCGATGCCATCGGCAACGCTGCCTCGTCATTGTGGAACCAGGCGAGCCAGGGGCCTGAGCAGGCCGGCGAAGTCGCCGGGAGCTTCATCAGCCCGGGGGATCTTGCCAAGGGCTTAGGACTTGCGAGTGATGCCTCGAAGCTCGATATCTGGGGCGGGGCGAAGGCGGCGAGCCACGATCCAGCGCGCGCGGCGCAGGCCCAGGCTATGAAGGCGGCCGGCGCCAGCGACCAGGAAATTTGGGACCAGACCTCGAAGTACAATACCCCGGCCGAGTGGGGCCAGGAGCAGCCCTGGCACTGGATCGACGACAGCAAGGCAACGATCCTCCCGGGCGCGCAGGATAAGATCAAAGCCGGCGGCGCGACCTTAGGCGATGTGGTGCACCCGGACTGGGACGCCTTCAAATCCTATCCCGGCCTGGCAGAGCTGCCCGTCCATTTCGACAGCAGCCTGGACCCCCGGGCGACTGGCTACTACGAGCCGACCGGCGAGCGCGCAGGATCAATGACGATCGGGCCAGGCGGACTTGATGCAGACACCCTGCGCAAGACTGTGGTCCACGAAACTTCCCACGCAGTTCAGCAGTTTGAGGGGATGCCCCAGGGTAGCAACCTCCTCAATCCACATTTGCACGAGGCGGGGCTCGATGCTCAGTCGGGCAACGGCGCGCTCTCCGCCGCAGAGGCCGCGGCCATCAAGCAACTCGGGGATAAGTTCCATGAGGCCACGCAATATGGCCCGAGCACGGACCCTTACAGGAGCGGCTACTTCAACAGCGTCGGGGAGGTGGGGGCCAGGACCGCGGAGGCCATGCTGAGTGCGCCACAGGGTACGCGCCCATTCGAGGCTCATAGTCTGGCATCCGCCGTGCCGCCTCAACACCAGCTCGCTGTGGGGGAAAAAGGCCGGCTGTATCATCCGGCCCTCAAAGACTCCGGGCTTGAGTCTTCCAGCCTGACAGGTCGGTTTACGCCGTCCGGCCCGGATCTGGCCCGGGCACTGCAGCGCTTTCGCAATCCTGAATAGCGTCCAGCTCTGCTATCGACTCAAGCACCGCATCCCTCATGGTTTGCCCTGCCTTGGGCACGAGCGGCGGGAATGGACCTCTGAGAGTTTGGATGTAATCGCGGCGAGCCCAGATTCGCTTGCGCTCCTCCTCGGACAATGCCGCCCAAGCATCCATCCAGGCCTGCTCCTCGGGGGTCGGTATGATGCGCATCACTTGTCTCCCTTCGCATCGCGCTTGGCGCGCCGCACAACGGCTGAGCGCCGTGCCATCTCCCGATAGTACTCCGGCCCCCCGCGCCGCTTCGCCTCCCCGGTGACCATGCCGCCCCTCCTGCTGAACTCAGCGCGCGCCTCAGCCAGGATCTGCCGGCGCGTCTGCTGCATCTTGCCGCGCTTCACGACTGCACCGCCTTGCGCCCGAGCTCTGTGGCGCCGAAGTAGTACGTGCCAGCAGCGCCGCCCTGAATCCAGGCTTGGGCGATGAGCCCCTCCCGGATCATCGGCCGCCAGGTGCGGCACGAGATCGTGGCGCCGTTGGGTGACTTCGGCAGGTCCTGCCAGCGGATCTCCCCGCGCATGACCAGCGCCTGAAGCAGGTGCCGCTGGGTGGGTGAGAGCTTCATGACCCACTCCGCACATCGCGGCGGTGCGTGATCTGCACCCCCGGGATCGGCACGGTGCCCTTGGTGGCCTTGACTACCGCCTTAATCTTGGCCTCATCCACCATCAGGTACTCGCGCGGCACGAGTGCTGCATCCACCACCTGGATGTCCCAGACGTCGGTGAAGGCCATGGCCTTGGCTTTGACAGGGGCGAGTGCGGGCGTGGCGGGCACCACGGCTGCCGCACGGGCCTTGAGCTCCTCGGCCTTGGCCGCCTGACCCTTGGCCTCAGCACTCGCCGCGCGCCGCGCCAGCTCCTCCTGGTCGCGTCTGGCAGCCTCGGCCGCTGCCCGCTCCTGGGCGCGGATCTTGGCAGTCTCTGCCGCCTCAAAGCTCGCCAGCGCATTTTTAAGCGTGCGCTCGGCGCGCTCAAGGTTGTCGCGCGGGCCCCGGAACCACTCGTTGACCTGGCGCAGGGCCTCATTCATGGGTCCGGTCACCTTGGTGCGCTGGGCCTCAAGATCCCGCAGAAACCCCTTCACCGTGCGCAGCTTCTCGGCCGCGATGGTGAACTCAAGCCGGGTCGTGACCTGAAAGCCCCGGGTCTCATCCGCAAGCACCAGCGCCTGGTCCGAGATCGCCGCGGCATCCTTGGGGATGCGGTCCCCGACCAAGGCTTCAGCGGACATTTTCGTTCAGGTCCAACTGGGTGAGCGCGGCGCGCAGCTTCGCCAGCAACTGGCGGGTGGGAACCGCACCGGGCGGGCGGTGGCTGGCAGCCCCGACAATGTCGCGGCATGCGCCCACGAGGGCGGCCGCATCCACCTTGGGGTCCTCGGACCATTCGACGGTGGCGAGCGGGGTGGCTGAGCTTAAAACGTCGGTATTCATGGGAATCCCTCTGGTGTTGAAAAGATCAAGAATCTCCTCGCGCTTCATGACTGAAGCCCCGAGTGCCGCCCGTAGGTGGCACCGGCCAAGATGCGCCGGTACAGCGCGCGCAGCTCCCCGAAGGTCTGGTAGCGGTTCAGGCGGGTCGCGTTGCGCCAATCGCAATACTGGCTGTAGGTGAGATATTTGGTGCATGAGGCCGCCGCAGCGCCGGCGTCGAGGGAGCTCATGACTGCACCGCCTTGGCGATGGCAGCGCGGGCGCGGCGCACGCTATCCTGCATGGCCTTGCCGCGGTGCTGGGCGGCCAGCATCACCAAGTCAGCGAGCGCGTTTTCCAGCGCGGCGGCGCGCTCCAGGAGCTCCGCGAGGTTGGCGCGCCCCGAGAGCGTGCGCAGCTCGCGATGCACGGCGAGGGCCAGTTTGGTGGTTGACGTGTTGGCTCGATTCGGCATGATCTCGAACTCCCTGTGAAAGTGAGCCTACTATGCGCCACCGCTTGTGCTCGGTATGGCCTATTTACCAATGTTCCAGTGATCTACGTCACAGTTTCGAGCATTCAGCCGGCCAGCATCGCCAGGGCCTGCTTCAGCGGCGCTCGTCATCGCTGAGCTCGGTGCGCAGCGGCGGCGGGGGAGGCGGCTCCTGGAACCGTCCCGCCACGATCTGCTCCTCGACCGAGGCGCCGGGACCTAATACGGCGATCGAGCCCATCAGTCGCCCGTGGGGAAGGCATCAAGTTGTCGACGTGCGGCCTCGCGATCAGCCGCAGCGCGCGCCTCATCGCGGTCCCTTAAGCGGTCGCGCTTCTCGCGGTTCCAGCCGGTAGTTTTCTGGATCGTGCTCACCGAGCAGCCGAATTCGGAAGCGAGCGCCTTGTTGCTTAGGCGCTTGCGCAAGGCCACCTTTCGCAAGATGAGCCGCTCCTGGCGGCGCGAGAGCTTACGGCGGTGTGGCATCAGGGGCTTCCCACGGGGGCTTGCCTGCGCCTTCTGTGACCGCCGCAGGCGGGGCGCCGGTCATCTCAAGCGCAAGCACGGTGCCGAAGTCGCGCACCAGCGCCTTGAACCGCTCATAGAGCGCAGGCTCAAAGTCGAGCAGCGCCATGCGGATGGAGGCCAGCAGCACCCGCTCAGGGTCGCCCCTGAAGGTGAGCCACGCCTCGGCCATCCCGTTCTCCTCGTTGGGGCAGATGGCGACCCCGAACGCCTTCACCAGTTGCGGGTTGCCGTCCGGGTCAGCCACGGTCGCCCCGCTTGCCGGTGGCGGCCTGCGGGAAGGCCTTGTCGAGGGTGGCCTTGATGGTCTTAAACAGGTCCGGCGAGTCGGCCTTGAGCTTGCGCCACACCCGCGTCGCCACATACTGGTTGCCGCGGATCTCGCCCCAGATCTGCTCAATGCCGTGCGCGCGCCCTTCGGTTGCGGCCTCCTGAAGCTCCTGGCAGGCATCCACGATCATGCCTTCGGCCTTTTCGAGCTCCATTCCTTCAGGAACATCAGGCTCCGCACCATCCTCCTGCGGGAGCTGCTGGCGGATCTCGGCGGCCTTCTGCTTCACCGCCTCGGGATGGACAGGGGCGGGACGCTTGTCAGCCGGGTCGCTCGCCCTAGCAGCCGTTGCAGCCGGAGGGTTTTTCCCTGCTGTTTTGCGCCCCGCCCCCGTGACCGTGGCCTCATTGCCGTTGGCAAGGTTGCCGTCATCGTCATCCTCGGCGGCCACCCCAAAGAGCAGCACCGCCCCTGCGCGCCGGGCATAGGTGAGGGCTGAGTTGTAGGCCTGCCCATCATTGCCGAGTAGGAATATCTTGACCCGGCCCTCGATGCGGCCATGGGCGTGCAGCAGCTCGCTCACCATGATCATCGAATCGGCCGGGTCCAAGTACTGGCGGAAATAGAAGCCGTAGCGATTCAGCGCCGGCATCACCGCGCTGAGCACCGAGTGCAATTCCGCATAGCTGAAGGTGTAGGAGCGGTTGGTGCGCTGGCTCCAGACCTCCACGGTGCGATTGCGCACCACCGGCTTAAACTCCGCCTGCGCCTTGGCGAGCAGCGAATGCATCACCATCGGGTCAGGGCCTGCCAGACGCTCGCGCTGGCGCTCCTCGGCCTGGAGCTTCAGGAGCTGCACCTGGGCGGCGATCTGCCCCTCGAGCGTGCGCTGCTGGGCCTCGACCTGCGAATGCATTAACTGCGAGTGCTCGAGTGGCTCTTGGGCGGCTATCTCGAATTGCAGATCCTGCGACGCCTCAGCGGGCGCCGGATTCTTGGCTTGCATGGGTTCCCTCTCTCTTGGGCTTGACTGTTTGGCGAGCGCCGCTACTATCGCTGGCACCTCATGGATACGTCAAGGCGAGTTTTGATGGATGAACCCTGCCCCGAGATCAGGTTTAGTTACGCCGAGCTGGTGCAGTTCCTGAAGAAGTGCCAGTCCTGGCATGAGCGCATCGCTCTGGAGTCAGGCGTGCGCCGCCACACGGTGCGCATGATGGCCAATAGCCCGGACTACCGGCCGACCATCGACCAGGTGGAGCTTCTGAGCGTGTGGTTCGCCAAGAACGGGGTGCCGCAGGTCCATATCCATACTGCGCGCGCCGCTGAACGGCGCGCACGGTGAACACCTGGATAAAGCTCTGGAAGGACATGATCAATGACCCGCGGCTGCTGGAGGCGGCGGCTCGTCTTTTCGACAGCTACCACATCGGGATCAAGACCAGCTCCATGGGCGGGGATGATCTGTCAAACGGTGACGCGTCACGGTTTGGTCGCGCCGCGTTACTTGGTGCGCTGGTGACCCTTTGGGAGTATGCGGACACCTACATCCGTGACGACGACACACTCCCCCTTGGAGCGGATGGTGTGAACGCCTTGGTGGGAATTGAGGGCTTCTGCGACGTCATCCCGAATGACTGGCTCCTCGAACTCGATAACGGAACAATCAAATTGCCGGGCTATTGCCTGAAGAATCAGCTTGTTGCCCGTAGGAAGCGCGCCGCGGATGGAAAGCACAGAACCGCCAAGTGGCGAGCGAGTAACGCTAAAGGTGACGTTGCCGTACAACATGGTGATCTGACTGTAACCCTTGGTGTGACGCGTCACAAGCCGGTCTCTGAAAGTGCAGATAGAGATATAGACCTAGATAAAGATAAGAACCAAGAAAAGAACGGGGGCGCCTCGAGCGCGCCCCCTCTGGTGCTGGATGGGATCACCGACCAGCCGGTAGAGCCTAAAGCTCACGCGTCCCTTCCACCTCTCGCCTGGCAACAGTGGCTCCAGTACCGCCGCAAGCGTAGGTTCCCGATGGACCCCCTGACCCTCGGCCTGCATCTCAAGCTGCTGTCAGAATTCGATACCCCCACACAGGTGGGGATCATCGAGACCTCGATCGGGTCCGGCTGGCAAGGATTGTTCGGACCTAAGTCAAAACCGAAACCAGAAGCTAAACGGCGGTGGCACCCTGATGACGGTGACCCAACCCTGCCGAAGGAGCCCTGATGGATACCCAGCGCGATTACGCCGCCTTCCGTGCCGTGCTCGATGAGCTGTGCGCGGCCTGGGACCGCCCGCCGGCCAAGGATGAGCTCGTGGCCTCCTACTGGCGCGTGCTCAAGGAATACAACCTCACCGAGATCCGCAGCAACGCCACGAGGCTCCTCGCCACGGCCTCCAGGGAGACCCGCTGGCCCAAGCCCGGCGATTTGATCGATGTACGCGCTCACGCCACCACAGGAGCCCAGGACGCAGCTTTCGCCGCGATCATCGCCCGCAACATCGCGAACTGGGAGGAGATGCGCCGGGAGAACCCCGCAGCGTGGCGCGCGCGGCTCGGCCTTGCGCATATCGCCCGGATCTGCGTCACAGAATCGGAAAGCTCGCCCCAGTACGCTGAGGCGAGGAGATTGGAGCTGATTTACAAGAGCCAACTGCGCGAGCTGGGGCTCTGCGACTTACGTTAAATCGTCAATCAGGAGAGGGATATGGTCGAATACGAAGCAGGACAGGACCGGCCGAGCGCGGCCCAGTTGAAGCACTACGAGCAGGCCCGGGTGGCTCATACCCGCCCGAGTACCGGCATGGGGGCGCCAGGCGCCACCTTGCAGGGCGAGCGCAGTTCGAGGATCCAGGTACTCGCTGCGCGCATGGATAACCTGGTGAGCGAGTCGCGGGCCATCGCGGATCGGCTGGGGGATGCGGTCGATCGCATCCATGGGGCCGATGGCACCGTCAATGCGGTGCGGCCGGAGCAGCCGGGTCCGCAGCCCCAAGGCGTGCTCGGCACGCTCGAGATGTTTGTCACGATGATCGAGCAGACCCAGGGCAATGCCCGCCGCTCGCTCTCGCGGCTTGAGGAGGTCGGGTGAGCCCGGGCAAGTCGATCGCGGTGATGATCATCATCGGCATCGCCATGCTCTGGCTGCTGCTGGACGTCATCCATGGGCTCCCCGAGCCACCGCAGCCGGTATGCGCCCATTGGCGCCCTGAGAGCCGCGACGCGCCCCGCCACGCCGCTGGAGCCGCCCCCCCGGTGTGTGACGAGTGGGTGGTGCCATGACCGCTCTGCTGGCCGCTGGGATGGCAATCTCGATCATCTTCGCCTGGTGGATCGGCTACACCATAGGCTCCAACATCGCGAAGTCCGAGGCGGCGGATGAGCTTGAGGCGCTGGAGGCTGAACTCAACCCGCAGCCGGCGCCGCTCACCTTCGGGCAGGAAGGGGCGATTCTGGGCATCGAGACCGCGCGGCACATGCTCCTGTGCAACTGGCAGGGTAGCTCGGACGAAGACCTTGACCGCATCCTGGAGGCGCTCCAAGGCGCCAAGAACTGCCTGAGCCATGGGAGGTCGCCATGATCCGCCAACCCCCGCCTCCGACCTTCTGGTGGCGCTTCTTCCTGTGCCTGGGCGTGGTGTTCGTCGTGCTGTGCTTCATCCACCCGGAGCAGTTGTTCCCCAACCGGCTGGCGGCCACGATCTTCGATGCCATCTGTGGCCTGTGCGCAGCTCTTGCCTCGATGAGCTGGTACTCCCTTGCCTGGCGGCGCTGGGTCGAGCTTGGGAGGCGGCTGTGAACCGCCGCGAGCTCCTGCAGCGCACCGCGGCGGTCGGGGGTGGTGTCATGGTCGGTGGCGGCATCGCCATGATTGCCGCAGGCATAGCAGCCCCGGGTCCGAAGGAATTTGCAGTGAAGCTCCCCAAGGATGCCCCGATGGGCTCAGCCGTCACTCTCATCCGGGTGCAGTCTGGCTGGATCGTGGTGCCCTATGGGTGCACCGCGCCGAAGGGGGAAACGTGAACGCTGAACCTATCCCCGAGCGCCACCCGTTCCAGCAGATCTGCCGCAGTTGCGGCAAGCCCATAGTCTGGTTCCGAACCAAGAGCGGCAAGCGCATGCCGGTGGATGCGGCCACCACAAAGCCGACGGATGCGGAGCACCAGCTCGACCTGAAGCGCCATGTCAGCCACTTCGCGACTTGCCCCTACGCCGAAAAACATAGGAATCCCCGTGGCAAGTGAGCAGCCGCCTATCGAACAGCGGGTCATTGTGTGCGCCGCCATCAGGAACACCCGCAACGAAATAATCTGCGGGGTCCGTCACTACGATGCCCTGATGCACGCCCAGATCCGTAGGCGTGGAATCTGGGGTCCGCCTCACCCAGTGGATCAAGGCTTCGTGGACAACAAGGGCATTTACATGAACCGGCACGAGGCGTGGGATGTAGCGATGAAGGCCGGCCAGATCAAGCCGGGAAGTCTAGTCCGCACGCACAGTCTGCCGTGGTCACTGTTCTCGGAGGACGTATGGTAGAACCGCTGTCATCGGAAATGCGGGTCTGCTGGTGACTACCGAGGTTATAGGCGACGCGACGCTCCACCTGGGCGACTGCCGGGACATTCTCCCGGACGTGCGCGGGGAGATCGTCATCACCGACCCGGTGTGGCCGAATGCCCCCGAGGGTATGTTCCCTGGGGTCAAGCCCGAGAAGCTGCTGCGTGAGGCGTTCAAGGCTATGCCCTGGTGCCAGCGCGCCGTGATCGTTCTGCGCAGCGATAGCGACCCCCGGTTCCTCCGCGCCGTCCCTAGGCGATTACCGTTCTTCCTGTGCCAGTGGCTGCAATACGCCATGCCCATGTACATCGGCCGCAAGCTCGGGGGTAACGAGGTCGCCTACTCGTTCGGGGAGCCAGCTGCGAGCCAGCCAGGGCGGCGGGTAATCCCCGGCAACAGCCCGAAAGCCCAGCCTGCAGGGCGCCGTGAGAATGGCCACCCCTGCGGCCGCAACTACGAACATTTCGACTGGCTGATGCGCTGGCATACCGACCCCGGACAGGTGGTAGTCGATCCATTCATGGGGTCCGCCACGACTGGCTATAGCGCTATCCGTGCCGGCCGCAAATTCGTCGGCATCGAGATCGAACCTAAGTACTTCGCCATTGCCTGCGAGCGCATCGAGCAGGCACAGAAGCAGCAGAGGCTTTTCGCATGACAGACTCGAAGTCCTCAAATCAGTTGGCACAACGCCTGCAACGCGCCATAAAGCACAGCGGCAGCCCGCTGGTGCTTCGCGATATGTGTGAGGAGGCTTTGGCCGAGATCGAACGGCTGACCCGCGAGCTTGAGCTGGCGCTAGATGCCACCCCACTCACTCAGGAGCTGATCCGCGTACGCGGCCAGCGCGACCGGCTGGCCAGAGAGAACCAAGAGCTAAGGGAGAAACTCAATGCCCGCACCTAACGCTATCGCCTGGACCAAGGGCTTCGTGAGCCTGCCGCTAGCTAAGCGCTTCTGGGAGAAGGTAGCCGTTGGGCCACCTAATCGGTGCTGGCCTTGGCTTGGGACCACCAAGGGGAAAGCCAGACCCTACGGAATGCTATGGGCCAATGGGAAGCACCGCCCGGCAACGCAGATCGCATGGGAGATCGACAACGGAAAGCCTTTCCCGGCCGGGATGATGGCCTGCCATACCTGCGATAACCCCGGCTGCGTCAATCCGTTCCATATCTGGCCGGGGACAATGAGCGAAAACATTAGGGCTGCCGTGGTCAAAGGTCGCCATAAGGCCAATGCGGATATGCAGCGGAGGCGGTATGCCAAAGGATCTTGAGGCTGAGATTTCCAGATTGCGGGCGGCGCTGGAGAAGCTGCGCAACGAGGTGGGCGGCATCCTTGGGACCGTCGAGCATGAGCTGCGGGCTGCGGCTGGGCATACCAACGTCGCGGTGCTTCAGCAGCGCTACAAGGAAGCCAATGAGGCGCTCGGTGTAGCCGCAGTCGAGCCGACGCCTGTTACAGGAGAGAAGTGATGTGCGTCACCAGCGCGATTATCGACCAGTGGACCAACCCATTCACCCCGGCATTCGTGCCGTGGCCGCAGGTGAGTCCTAACTTGGCTCAGGAAATGCTCACGGTCGTCCAGAAGCTGGAGGCCATCGACAAGCGCCTCGGGCAGCTTGAATGCAAGCTGGAAGCGGCTACCAAGGAGCGGTTTAAGGCTCGGCTGAAGAAGCGGGCTAGCGCCAAGAAGTGGAAGCGACCCGCTGACGAGCCGTCAAAGGACCGGGAATGAGTCAGAAGCTTGATCCATATCACGATGAGGCTGAATGGTTGAAGCTGCCAGTCAGGGAACGATTAGCGAGGCGCATCGAGGGTCCGCGGTCCACCAACACACGCGGCTGCATCACGCAGGATTTGATAGACGCCTGTTGTGCGCTGGATGCAGCGCCGGTAACAGGAGTTAAAACATAGCCACAACGGTAATGAGGTAAGACCATGAGCATATTCGGGAAGCTACTCAAGACCGCATTCGACGTGGCAACGGTGCCGGTTGATGTGACCAAGGACTTCTTCACGCTTGGTGGCAACATGACCGACCAGCAGGGGACGTACACCGGCAAGAAGCTGAAACGCCTCGGGCGAGATCTTGAGCAGATCCGCGACGAAATAGACGACCTGTGAAGTGGTCTGTGATGGGTGCCGGGTGGTTAACGCGTAGCTGGGCTATCAGCGCCACGCGATCCGGGCATAGTCGCTCGGTCAGTCCCGGCATCCTTCAGAGACCATCAGAGAACGGGACTACGCTATGAGAGCGACGGAAATGCATGATCTTCTTAGGGATGCTTACGAGCACGTGGCGCATGCAACTTCACTGTTCGAGCCAGGCGACGACCCCGCTATAAGGCATATCCTGTATTGCAACTTCTGCAACTTCTCTCAGGCTTGGATAGACAAGCACGGGCACGGCGACAAGTGCCTGTATGCGAGGCTTAAGGACGCTGTAACCGGAGTGAGCGAGTCCGAATGACATACGAGACCATCAAGCCGGGCGAATGGCTACGTCCCAAGGTCAAAGGCTACAAGATGAAGTGCTGCGACTGCGGACTGGTGCACCGCTTGGACTTCAGGGTTCACACTGGGCGCGCTGAGTTCAGAGCCTACCGAGACAATCGCTCTACGGCCGCTGGTCGTAGGGAGCGTCCTGCTACGCGGTCAGTGGCCAATAGACAGGGGGTTGACGGACCCAAAGCAGTAATGCCGAACCGTAGTGGATTAAGCCTGTCCACCCGTTTAGCGGGATCGGCCAAACCGCGCAGAGCAAGAGTTAAAACAGAGCCTGCTCGTGGCAAGTAACCTCGCTTGGTGCCGCGCGTGCGGGGTGCTCCTGCCGCTGGAAGAATGCCATCACCGGCTGTGCGCTGAGTGCCGCAAGCAGCGGGTGCGCGGAGCAATCGATGGAAAGTGAAAAGCCCGACGCCACCAAACCCAAGGTGGTGCACTTCGACACGATGCCCAAGGCCCTGCGGGCTCACCGCGAGGGCATCCGCTCGATGATGCAGGACCGCTGCGCGGAGCCAGGTAGCCCGATCCCCCTGGGCACGGCAAACCGCGCGGCCGACTGGATCATGATGCTCACCGCCTATCGCGCCTACCGGCGCACCGTCACCGGGCGCAAGCCCTTCCCTGATGCGGAGACCCTGAAAAATGACATTGTCGCCAGCGCCGAAGCGGTCGAGCTCCTCTTTGTGGTCGCCGCCGAAGAAGTCGCCGCGGAAACCCCGCTCCTCCTCCCCGAAAGAGCACGCCGAAGCGGCAGCCCTCATCTCCTGGTGCCACAGGGCGTCATGGCGCGGCATCCTCCTCTCGGATCTGCTGGTGATGATCCCGAACGGGGCGTACCTCGGGGCGAGCCTGAAGGGCCGCCAGGTGACGATGGCCCGGCTGCAGCGTGAGGGCTTCAGGTCCGGGATCACCGACTACATGCTCCCCGTGCCTCTGCCTTACAGCTTGCTCGAGCCGCCGCGTGCGGGGCTGTGGCTGGAATTAAAGCGGGTAGGCAGCTCGCCCTCGGACGTGCGGCCCGAGCAGCAGGTATTCATGGCCGATATGCAGCAACTGGGCTACGAGGCGCGCGCGGTCAACGGTGCCGAGGCGGCCCAGACCGCAATCACCGGCTACCTCTCACGCACCGGCTATGAGGTGGTCCTGGGCTATGCCCGTTCCGCAGACTGGGAATTCGCAAAGCGCTTCTATGCCCGCCGGGTGCGCGACTTCGGGGCGAGCAAGCTGTGAGGGCATGGCGTGGCGTGCCGTATGTCCTGTGCGCTTGGTGCGCGGTCGGGGACGGCAAACATGCCAGGGGGTGCTACTTCCAGCGGGTGACCGAGTACTGGGAGGCGGAAGTGCAGCTCATGGCGAACCGCGCCGCTTTATGCCGCGCGCGCCAGGTGATCGCACGCTTCCACCAGATCAACCGAACGCGCCGGACGCTCGCCGCTATTGCGCAGGCCGAGCCTTCGGCCTTACTCTCGCCACCGAAACGTCCCTGACCTGACTGACCAGCAAGTACGCCCGGGGGGGACTGACCATCTCCTCCGGGCGTTTCTACATGGGGAATCATGCCGAGCCTGACTCCGAAACAGCACCGGGCGATGGAAGCCGCAGCCCACGGCAACTCCACCCTCGGCATCCCCAAGCGCGTCGGGGCCGACTTTGTCGCGGCCGATCGCGGGAAAATGGAGCGCCTCAAGGGCCAGGCGCGCACCTCATCCGAGCGAAAACCCTCCAAACGATAGGACACGCACCCATGGCCGCAAAGTTCACCGCTGGCGACTCGATCGCCTCAACCAAGTCGATTCAGTCACGCAACCGCGGCGGGCCGGATGTGAAAACCCGCTCGATGAAACTGCGCAGCGGGTCGACCATGCCCGGCATGCCCGGCAGCATCAGGACCGGCGCCAACACCCAGGGGGCAGCCATTGCGAAGAAGGGCAAGGGCGGCTCGATGACCGAGAAGCGCGGCGGCCCGGGCGGGAAAATGGGAATCGGCAAGAAGGGCTCAAGCGGCCCGTTCCCCAAGACCGCCCCCGGCACCATGGCGAAAAATGCCGTGGTCACCAAGGGTGCGCGCGGCACCATGGAATCACTTCGAGGGGCCACTGCCGGGGCGACGATGAGCCGCGGCAAGGGCAAGAGCGTGATGTACTGAGGCACACGCCTCTACCCCAAATGAACTAGGAGATCTCAATGCCCCTTCGCGCAAATATCATGGCCTCGGGAGCGAGCGCACAGCATGCGGCCGCTCTCCTTGGCATCGTGACCCAGCTCACCGTCGGCACCCAGACTGGTGCTCCGGCGGGCAATAGCCAGGCCACCGCCCCGATCATGCCTTCCGACAGCGTCATCCTGGCCGGCACCTCGGTGGGCGCCTCGACCGGCTACAAGCTGCCCTTAGGGGTGGATGCCTCGGCGCCGGGCCTTGTGAACCTGGGCGATACCCTCCAGGTGTTCAACCAGGGCGGCAACACGCTCCTGGTGTACCCGAACGCCTCGACCGGCAAGGTGCAGGGTGCGGGTGCGGGTGCAGGCTTCAGCGTCGCCAACAACAAGCAGGCGCAGTTCACGTACATGGGAATCGTTGCCGGAGTGGAGCTCTGGGCTGCGGACCTTTCGGCATAAGCTGACAGGCTTAAGGGGGGTGATGTTCCACGTGGAACACGCCCCCTGACCACTTCCGACCCAGCCTTCGAGCTGGACAGGTGGAGAGGGAATGAGCGACGAGCAGAAGGCCAACGCGCGCGGCAGACCGACCAAGTTCCGCAAGGAATATGCCGACACGGCCGCCCTGTGCGCCGCTCGCGGCTTTACCCACCCTGAGATCTGCCAAGTGCTCGGCATCGTCCGGGATACCTTCTGGCGCTGGCGCACGCGCCATCCGGCCTTCGAGAAGGCCCTCCAGATCCCGATCCTCAAGGCCAATGAGCGGGTGAAGCGCTCGCTCTACGAACGCGCCGTGGGCCATACCCGCATCACCGAGCAGGTGGTGCTGGAGAAGACCAGCAAGGACACCACCGAGGCCCGCACCATCCAGGTGGCCATCAGCGAGCCCCCCGAGACTGCCGCCATATCCTTGTGGCTGCGCAACCGCGATCCGAAGAACTGGCGCGACAAGGTGGATATCGAGAGCTTCGGGAACGTGACATACCTGTTCGATGACCCAACGAAGCGCCCGGAAGGCTACCAGCGCAAGCCCAAGCCGCCCGCCCCGACGTAACACCGTCCGCGCCTTTGGGACCTGGTACTGCCAGCCCCACCAGGATCGCGCATGGCGTTACCTCGAGGCCGGTGGCTTAAGGGCAGCCCTCGTCTGGCATCGCCGCGCCGGCAAGGACGACCTTGCCCTGCGCTGGACCTTCAAGGCCATGACCAAGCGGGTGGGCAACTATTGGCACATGCTCCCCCAGGCTGAGCAGGCCCGTAAGGCGATCTGGGACGCCATCAACCCCCACACCGGACGGCGCCGCATTGATGAGGCCTTCCCGGAGGCTGCCCGCAAGCGCACCCGAAACAACGAGATGATGATCGAGCTGAAGAATGGCTCGATATGGCAGGTGGTGGGCTCGGACAACTATAACGCCCTGGTCGGCTCACCCCCCGTCGGGGTGGTGTTCTCAGAGTGGTCCCTGGCAGATCCTGCCTCATGGGCCTACATCAGCCCGATCCTGAGAGAAAACGGCGGGTGGGCGATATTCGTGTACACCCCCAGGGGACGAAACCACGGCCTTAGCACCTACCAGCTCGCCCGCTCGAGCGCCAACTGGTTCGCCGAAGTCCTCCCGGCCACCGATACCGACGTATTCACCCCCGAGGAGCTGGCCGAGGAGCTCAAAGAGCGCCAGGCGGACTTCGGGCCCGACCTCGGGCAGAGCTATTTCGAGCAGGAATACCTATGCAGCTTCGATGCCGCGGTGGTGGGTGCCATCTATGCCGCCTGGATGCGCAAAGCCGAGCGGGAGGGCCGGGTGGGCCTCTTTCCCCACGTCCCGGGCTACCCGGTGCACACGGCCTGGGACCTCGGTTATTCAGACGCCACGGGGGTGTGGTTCTACCAGGAGCTGCCCGGACCTAAGATCCGGCTGATCGAATACATGCAGTTTTCCAATAAGCCGCCCCAGCACTATGCCGAGCAGCTCTACGGCAAGTACATCGAGGTGGATGAGCGCGGCAACATGACTTTAGGGGAGCGGATCAAGGGCTTGAAGCGCCGCCGGCAGTACGACTATGGCAAGCACCACGTCCCCCATGACGCCGCTAACAAGACGTTAGCCGCTGGCGGTCGGTCATTTGGTGACCAGATGTTCCGCTTCGGCTTTAACCTGAACGTGGTCCCGGCGGTGAACCAGCTCGACGGCATCCAGGCAGCCCGGGCGATCCTGCCCTGGTGCGAGTGGAACCAGCCCCTCACCCAGGATGGCATCGATGCGCTCGAGAGCTACCACTTCCCCTGGGACTCCAAGGCCAAGCGCCTTAAAGACGAGCCGGCGCACGACTGGAGCTCCCACGGCTGTGATGCCATGGAGATCATCGGCCAGGTGTGGCAGCCCCCGCACCGGGCGAAGAAGCCCAAGCCCGCCAAGTTCCTGAGTGATACCACCGCTGACGAGATATTCTGGGGCGAGCAGTCAAAGGGCAAACCCCTGGAGCGCTTATGAGCCAGAACAGCAGCCAGCACCAAGCTGACCCGAACAAGCCCGCGCAGCACCCGGACAACAATCTGCCGCCCGCTCCCGCCTCGGCAGGCACGGCGCACGAGGCAGCGCAGCGCGGCGGTGCGCGCTGAATCCCATCGCCGCGCACTGCGCGCGGGTCATCCGCACCGCCTACTTTGAACGCCGCGCCGCGAAGGAGTTCGCCTGGTTGACTGCTAAGCACATGGACGAGGTCGAGTGGGGCGTGTATAAAATCGAGCCCGACGGGTCAAGGGTCAGGCATTCCGAAGGCGCGCAAACGGTGTTTGGTCTCACCAGGGCGCGCAAGGTGTTGAAAGAATTGGGCGCCGAGTGGGTAATCCTCGATCAGGAGGGCAATCCACCGCCGACCCAGGAGTGACCACCCGATGGGCGCAGGCAATCTGCCTTCCGGTTCCCCCGTTACCCCCGCCACTGGCTCCGCCGTCCTCGCAGTCCCACGCGACTGCCGGCTGCTGGGCTTCATGGTCAGCGTGTCAGGCGCGATCCTGATCTACGATTCGGCCACCGCTGCCGGCGCTGCCGCGGGCAACCAGGTGCTCTCCATTACCCCGGTGGTGCTCGGCTGGTATCCGTTCCCGATCGAAATCAAGAACGGCCTTGTGGTCAACTGCGCGGCCTCAACCACCTTCGTTACGGCGTAGCGCATGCCGACTTCAGGCATGGATCAGCCGGCCAGAGTGTCGGCCAGGCTCAAGAACAGCGCGCCGCAGCGCGAGACCCGCGCCTTTGCCAATTGCCGGGACAAGCGCCGCGCGGCCAATAAGGCGGCGAAGCTCGCCCGCAAGCGCAACCGCTGATGGCAACCGACGGACCCAAGAAAGCTCAAGGCCTCGGCCTCGATAAGGAGGTCGAATTCTGGGGCCGTGAGATCGATGACTACGAGCGCATGACCGACAAGTGGCTGCGCCGGGTCCGAAAGATCGTGAAGCGGTACAAGGACATTCGCACCCCGCGTGAGGAGGCGATCACCCGCTTCAACGTCCTATGGGCCAACACCCAGATCCGCATGCCGGCGCTATATGCCCGCAACCCCAAGGCATCCGTCGAGCGGCGCTACAAGGACAAGGACCCCATTGGACGGGTGACCAGCGAGATCCTCGAGCGCTCGATTCAGTACACCCTGGATGTGGTCAACCCGACCATGCTCACCCACCGTCAGGTGGTGCTCGATGAGGAGCTCTCTGGCCGGGGCACCGTGTGGGTGCGCTACGTGCCCCACATCGAGCACAAGCCGGCCAAGCCGATGCCCGATGAGGATGACCCGGCCAACCCGCGCCCGGGCAGCGATGGCATGGCGACCGGCCCGCAGCTCGGTGGCTCAACCAGTGAGCCAGGGGACGAAGGCCACGCCTCCCAGGATGAGCTTGCGGCCTCTGGTGTCCAGGTCACCAACGATGCCGACAGCGAGGCGGATGAAGACGAGCTCACCTACGAGGAGACCCTGGTCGACTACGTAGCAACCGAGGACTTCGGCCACACCTGGGCCCGCACCTGGGATGAGGTGCGCGCGGTGTGGCGCAAGGTCTACCTCGACCGCGAGGAGCTCATGGAGCGCTTCTGCGGCAAGGGCATGCTGACGAAGGCCGAGATCAAGCAGATCCCGCTCGACTGGTCCCCGCGCACCCTCACCGATGCCAAGGTCCCGATGAGCCGCAAAAAGGCGGTGGTCTATGAGATCTGGGACAAGCACAAGCGCGAGGTGATCTGGGTTATCAAGAATTTCCGCTTCGTGCTCGACACCCGGCCAGATCCCTGCGAGCTCAAGGACTTCTTCCCCTGCCCCAGGCCGATCTACGCGAACCTCGCCAACGATGACCTGATCCCGGTGCCTAATTTCGCGCACTACCAGGACCAGGCCAACGAGGTGGACGATCTGTCCAGCCGCATTACCTCGATCACCAAGGCCCTGAAGGTGGCAGGCGTGCGGGATACCTCGGCCGAGGGCCTCGATCGGCTCCTGTCCGAGGGCGTGGAGAACCAGCTCATACCGGTGGAGGGCTGGGCGGCGCACAAGGAAAAGGGCGGCCTTGCCGGGGTCTACGAGCTCCTGCCGATGGAGGAGATCGCCACCACGCTCGGGTTCCTGAAAGACCAGCGCCAGCAGCTCATCGACGATATCTACCAGCTCACCGGCATCAGCGACATTGTGCGCGGGCTCTCGGACCCCAACGAGACCGCCACCGCGCAGCAGCTCAAAGGCCAGTTCTCGGTGCTGCGCATCCAGGACGCCCAGCAGGAGGTCCAGCGCTTCTGCCGTGACGAGGTGCACATCATCGGGGAGATGATTGCCAAGTACTCCATTGAGACCTTGAAGGGGATCAGCGGTGTCAAGCTCCTCACCAACGCCGAGAAGCAGCAGATCCAGCTCCAGCAGCAGCACCAGGCCATGCTCGCAGCCCTGCAGCAAGCGCAGGCCCAGCAGGCCCCTCCCGGTGCGCCACCTGGTGGTGGAGGCCCTCCCGGGGCAGCACCCCCACATCCTCCAGGCCCGCCGGGCACTGCACCCGGAGCTCCTCCGGCAGCGGCCCCGCCCGCGCCTCCCCAGCCTGCAGCAGGCCCTCCGCCACCTCCGGGAGGTCCTGGCGCGGCTGGCATGAACCCGGCCGCCCCCGGCATGGCAGGTACGCCTGCGCCGGGATCAGCTCCAGTCTCACCCCAGCAGCTCGAGCTCATGAGCCAGCCGACCTGGGAGGAGGTTGAGGGCCTGTTGCGCAATCCGGTGGTGCGCGAGTTCCGCCTCGATATCGAGACCGACTCGACCGTGCGCATGGATGAGGAGGCCGAGAAGCAAAGCCGCCTGGACTTCCTGGAGAAGGCGACCGGCTTTCTCACCCAGCTCGAGCAGGCAGGCCAGATGGCCCCTGAGCTTGTGCCGATGCTGTGCGAGGTCTTCATGTGGACCGTGCGCGCCTTCACCAGCGCCCGCTCCATCGAGCAGACCTTCGATGATGCGATGGATGCTCTGCAGAAGGCCGCGAAGCAGCCCAAGCCCGACCCCGAGGCGGCTAAAGCCCAGATGGAGCAGCAGACCGCGCTCGCCATCGCCCAGGGCAAGGCCAAGATCGAGATGCAGGCCCGCCAGGCCGAAACCGACGCTGAGACCAAGCGCAATCTTGCCCAGCAGCAGGCCCAGGCGCAGCAGGACCAGCAAAAGGCCCAGCTCGACATGCACGTGGAGCAGTTCAAGGCGCAGCTCAAGGCCCACACCGATCAGGCGATGGAAACCCAGAAAATGCACTTTGAGGCCCAGAAGGCCCAGTTCGACCATCACGCCGATATGCAGCTTGAGACCCATAAGGCCAATCTCGGCGCCCGCGAGCAATCCCGGCAGATGGCCCATGAGCGGATGATGGGCGTGCAGTCGGACCGCTCGCAGCTCGGGCTCACCCGGGAGAAGGGCAAGCAGGCGGTCGCGGTCCAGCAGGCGAAGCCGAAGAAGGCCAAGGCGGAGGCGCGCGCCTGATGCCCACCTACGAGTACGAGTGCGGGGAGTGCGGCTTCGTGCAGGAGCTGGTGCGGCGCGTAGCTGACCGGAACGATCCGGCCATCTGCCCCTGCCAGGCCCAGCGCGCTGCGGCCAGCCAGATCGCCGCCAAGCGGGTGATCCTCACCGCCCCCATGGGGCAGGCGGATCTTGCCCCCTACATCGCCACCGCGGGCGACATGGCCGGGAAGCCCATCACCTCACGCCGTGAGCATCGGGAGTACCTGAAGCGCAACAAGCTGCGCGAGGTCGGCACCGACCTCCCCAAGGACACCCGGACGATGCGCGGCACCAAGATGACCCGCGACCAGCGCCAGGAGCTGCGCGCCACGATTCGCAACGAGCTGCGGGCCAAGGTGCCCCGGCACATTCTGGAAAAGAGAGGGTAGGACATGGCACGGCCGCAAGCATTGGCTGAGGGACTGGATGGGGAGGACGGCGAGGCCGAGCCGACCCTGCGCGAGCAACTGCTCGAGGCACGCGATGAGGTGGTGGGCAACCAGGAGGGCGCCGATGGTGACGCGAATCAGCGCGGCAATGGTGCTGGCCGCAGTGGAGATGCTGACCAGGGCGGAGGCGGAAGACAGCGCGATGAGAGCGGCCGCTTCGCTCCCAAGGCTCGCGACGGATCTGCTGCATCTGGGTCCGCTGCCGATGCGCAGCAGCCCTCCGCAGCCGCCGCGCCCAGCGCCGCGGAGCTCGCCGCCCAGGATCAGGCCGCAGGACGTGCGCAGGCACCTGCGGACGGTCAAGCCCCGCAGGACTTAAATCTTGCCCCGCGGCTGTGGTCCCAGCAGGCCAAAGCCGAGTGGTCGAAGCTGCCCGAGACCGTGCGCAAGGAAATCGCGCACCGCGAGCAGGCGATGCACAGGCAGCTCACCGCCCAGGACCAGGAGCGCGAGCTCGCCCGATCCTTCAAGGGCACCGTGGGCAACTTCCAGGACGTGATCCAGCGCGAAGGCGTGCACCCGGTCAAGTTCATGGAGAACGCACTCTCAACGATTCGTGCCCTTCAATCCGGCACTCCGGTGCAGAAGGCCACGATCCTCGGGCACCTCGCCCGACAGTACGGAATCGATCCCCGCATGTTCGCCGGAGTAGCTCCCGGCGGACAGCCACCCGCCCCCGGAGCCCCTGCAGCGGGCGCTCCTGCTCAGTCCTTTCAACTGCCCCCCGCTCTTGCCCAGATGGCAACGGAGTGGGACCAGTTCAAGGCGCAGCAGCAGCGCGACCAGCAGGCCGCCCAGGAGCAGATGGCATCCTCAGTGATGACCGAAATCGAGACCTTCCAGGCGAACCCCGCCAACCGATATTTCTCCGAGGTGAAGGACCACATGCGGGTCCTGCTAGCCGGCGGAGCGGCGCAGACGCTTGCGGAGGCCTACGACCAGGCCATCTATGCCCGCCCCGATATCCGCGATCAGTTGATCAAGGAACGGGAAGCCGGGCTCAAGGCTGCGGCGGACAAGGCCCGCCAGGTACAGCAGGCCCGGGCGCGTGGCGTGAGTGTTCGCAGCAGAGGCGGTGGTGCCGCGTCTACGACTGCGGGCAGCGAGCGCACATTGCGCGAGGAGCTAGCAGCGAATTTTGCAGAAGCTCGGTCTAGGGTCTAACAACCCAAGGAACCTCTAAAATGGCACTTCCCAATCCGTCAAGCACGGTGCCCGAAATCGTAGCGACCACGCTGCGCTCGCGCACCGGCAAACTCGCGGACAACGTCACCAAGAACAACGCCTTGCTCTACCGCCTGCGAGCGAAGGGCAAGGTGAAGCCGGTGAGCGGTGGCCGCACGATCGTCCAGGAGCTCAACTACCAGGAGAACGGCACCTACAAGCGTTATTCCGGGTACGAGACCCTGAACATCGCCCCCTCCGACGTCTTCACCGGGGCTGAGTACAACTATGCGCAGGCAGCCGTAGCGGTCTCGATCTCCGGCCTCGAGATGCTGCAGAACAGCGGCGAGGAAGCGATTATCGACCTCCTCGAGGGTCGGATCGAGAACGCGGAGCAGACCCTCACCAACAACGTCGCCCTGGACGTGTACTCCAACGGCACCGCGGACGGCGGCCGGCAGATCGGTGGCATCCAGCTCCTGATCAGCTCGACCCCGACCACGGGCATCGTGGGTGGCATCGATCCTTCGGTGTGGAGCTTCTGGCGCAACGTCGCCTTCTCAGGCGTCACCAACGGCGGCCAGGCGGTCTCCACGGCCACGATTCAGACCTACATGAACCGTGTTTACCTCCAGCTCGTTCGCGGCGCCGATGCCCCGGACCTGGTGGTGGCCGACAACAACTTCTATCGGTACTACCTGGAGAGCATGCAGGCAATCCAGCGGGTGCAGAACGATGAGCTTGCGGAGCTGGGCTTCCAGACCCTCAAGTACATGAACTGCGACGTGGTGCTCGATGGTGGCTTCGGTGGCGGGGCTCCCGTCAACTCGATGTACTTCCTGAACACCAAGTACCTGTTTTTCCGGCCGCATGCCGATCGCAACTTCGCCCCCCTGGGTGATGAGCGGTTCGCTGTGAACCAGGACGCCATGGTGAAGCTGATCGGCTTCGCGGGTAACCTGACCACCTCCAACCGCTTCCTGCAGGGTGCTCTGCTGGCGTAAGCCGGTAGATCCGCTCTCAAGCACTCAAAGGAATCGAAATGGCTAAGGTAACTTTCCTTGCGGCGCAGGTCCCTGCCGCACCGACCTATAACTGGTCGCAGAGCGATCCGCTCATGGGCATCCTGGATATCGGCTTTGTCAGCACGGACCCGCCAGGGCCCGGGCCGGCAAGCACCGGTCTCCAGAACGTCGCCACGAGCGTCGAGCCGCGGCCGGTGTTCTCGCCCTTCCTGGGGCAGGTCATCCGCGCTGTGGAACCGACGCTTGGGGCTGGTGAGTTCATCTATCTGGCGGTGCCGACTTCAACGGCAATCCCGCTGGGGACGGTGGTCTCCTACACCCTCAGTGGCACGAACCAGTACCAGGTGGTCGCGCTTCCCGCCAAGGGCACCTCGCAGAAGACCGGCGTCCCGATCGCCGTCTGCGTGGCCTCCACGGTGTACAACAGCGGGGCGGGCATCACCTCGAACACCACGCTGGTCCAGTACGCCTGGTTCCAGTGCGGTGGTGTGTGCCAGGTCCTCAAGCCGGCTTCCACCCAGGTAGCCCCCGGAACCGTGGGCGTTTACGCCTCCGGCACCGCGGGCCGGGTCTACTTCACCGCCTCCACGGGTGGGCAGATCCTGGGCAGCCGTCAGGCCAACACCGCGACGGTCACCACGACCGCCTCATGCGTGTTGATCTACCTCAACGGACGTCCGGTCCTCGAGGGCTTCTAACCCATCGGGGGGACCTCCACCCCCGATTCTTCTTCGGAGTCTCGATGCTGAATGTGGTGACAGTTGAGGTGGGCGATTACCTGGGGCATGGGGCTGACTACGTCGAGCGCCTGCACGACATGGTGCGCCGCAACCTCGCGAACGGCTTCAAGGGCCGCTTCGTCGTCCTCACTGATAGCGTCGAGCGTTACAAGGGCATGGCAGGGGTCGAGGCGCGCGCGCTTCCCCCTGATGTGCCCAGGTCCTGGTGGGCCAAGATGTGGTTATTCCACCCGGACACCTTTGAGGCCGGCGAGCGGGTGCTGTATCTGGATCTCGATACCTGCATCACAGGCCCGCTCGATGCGATAGCCGAGTACTGCGGCGCCTTCGGCATCCTGCGCGACGTCTACCGCCCCGGCGGCCTGCAGTCCTCCGTCATGGCCTTTGAGACCGGTACCAAGCTAATCGGTGCGATCTGGCGCTGTTTCTGCTCGGCCGAGTCCCCCCTGGCAACCGAGCCGCTCGCCCAGCGCTTCCCCGGTGGCGACCAGCAGATGCTCGAGTATGTCTGGGGCAAGTGGCTGCCGGCTGAGATGCAGGTGGACCCCAACCGGGTATGGCCGCCGGACCGGCTCCAGGACCACTACCCGGGCATGCTCCAGTCCTATAAGGCTGCGTGCACCGCTGAGGTGCCCAAGGGCACGGCCATCGTCTTTTTCCACGGCAACCCTCGCCCGCACGAGGTCAGCCATGGCTGGGTGCCGGAGGTGTGGAAGGTCGGCGGGGGCTCCTCGATGGAGCTCGTGATGGTGCCGAACGTCGCCCAGGAGACCATTCTCCAGCACATCCGCATCAACACCGGGATGGTGCCTGCCGAGCAGCACTTCGAGGTGGAGAGCGAGGACAACGGCCGCACTGCGGTGATCGTGGGCGGCGGCCCATCGCTTGCAGGCTTCATCCCCCTGATCGCTGATCTCCAGCGGCAGGGCATGGTGATCCTTGCCACCAATGCGACCGACGGCTACCTGCGCGGCCACGGTATCACCCCCGAGGCGCACCTGGTCATCGATGCCCGGGAGGCGATGATTGAGACCTATCAGCCCGGCGGGCAGAAAATCTATGCCTCCATGGTGCACCCGCGCCTCATGGAGAAAGCGCTGCGCGATGCTGCGGCCACCGTTGTGATGTGGCACCCCCTGACCGATGGCTCGCCTGAGCTCCTGCCCCAGGACACCCCGCTCATCGGCGGCGGCACGACCATCGGCATAAAGACCATGGTCCTCGCCTACGCAATGGGCTTCCGGCAGCTTTATCTGGTCGGCTTTGACTCCTGCTACCAGGACGGCGACCACCACGCCTATGCCCAGTCGCTCAACGATGGCGAGCGGGTCATCGATGTGATCTGTAGGGGGCGCGCCTTCAAGTGCGCCCCATGGATGATCCAGCAGAGCGAGGATTTCAAGCAGGTATCGGCGCTGCTCCTCAACCAGGGCTGCGCGATCAACGTGCTAGGCGACGGTCTCATCCCCTGGATCGCGGGCGGGATGATCGAGCACCCGCCCGAGCCCTACACCCAGCACAAAGGCCTGTGGTGGCCGACCCTCGATGAGGAGGCCCGGCCGGCCGTGCTCGGCACGCTCCCTGACTGCATCGCCTATGCGGACCTTGCCCGCAAGCACCGCACCGTGATCCAGGCCGGCGGCAACGTCGGGGCATGGGCGCTCGAGCTCGCCAAGCGCTTTGAGAGCGTGTGCACCTTTGAGCCTGATCCAGATAACTGGGCCTGCCTCGTACGCAACATCGGCAAGACTGCGAACATCAACGCCTGGCCCTTTGCGCTCGGGGACCAGGAGGTGACCGGCTACGGCATCCAGCGCCAGATCGGCAACTGCGGGGCGACCCGGGTGACCTTAGAAGCCGGCGACGTGCAGGTGATGAAGATCGACAGCCTCCGGCTCACCGCGCTCGACCTCCTCATCCTGGATGTGGAAGGGTTCGAGCAGCTCGCGCTGATGGGCGCCGAGCGCACCCTTGCCACCAATTCACCCGTCATCGTGCTTGAGCTCAAGGGCCTGGGCGAGCAGTACGGGTATACCGATGCGGACACCGTTGCGTGGCTCGCAGCACGCGGATACGAGGTCTCGGGCCACCGGCACCGGGACGTGATTTTCACCAAGAGAGGGCACTTCGATGGCTGAACCAACCACTTTCGCACCCCCGCGCAAGCTGCGCGATGACATGGGCGGCGGCTCAAGCGCTGTCGACTATGGCGATGATGCGGGCTTCATCGTGAGCTTCCGCGAGGAGCCGGAGTTCATGGAGTACCTGTCCAAGCAGGCAGGCTCCCCGGTCTACCGCAACCGCATCATGACCACCATGATCGCCCCGGGGAACACCAAGACCGTCTGGGACCACCCGACCACCGGCATCGCCTACGAGATGGCGATCGATGACGAGTCAGGCGAGGTGCACACGATCTGGGAGATCCAGGAGACGTGCGAGAACGGGGACGTGCCCGAGCCGATCAAGTACGCCAAGGCCTGGCAGCGCTTCCTGAAGAAGTCCACCACGGCCGCCGATGGCTGGCCGATCGAGGAGTGGGGCGTGGTCTCGCGCACCTATGCCCAGAGCCTCAAGGCCCAGAACGTGCATACGGTGCAGCAGCTCGCCGCGCTCTCGGACGTCAACGCCCAGAACATCATGGGTGCCATCAAGTACCGCGACCTTGCCAAGGCAGCACTCGATGAGAGGCAGAAGACCCGCATCCTCAGCCGCGAGCAGGAGCGCGCCAGCAAGGCCGAAGAGCAGGTCTCGATGCTGTCAAAGCAGGTGGCGGACCTTCAGGCCTCGATCGTGCGGATGCAGGCCGACCGAGGTGCTGCGCCCGCAGGCGCCGTGCAGAGCACGGACCGCGCCCCCGTCGCCCACGCCGGCACCGCCCCCCAGCTTCGCTCCATGTCGCGAGCGAACGCCAATAAGGGCCGTGCCAAGAACGCAGCGAAGGAGGTCCCGGGCGTGACCAAGGCCCAGGCCGATGATGAGGATGACGAGGAGGACGCGGACGCCGCGTAAGGAGCCGGAATGTCACTACTGACGATCGTGCAGCAGGCTTTCGGGGAGATCGGTCTTCCCGTGCCCCCCACTGTGGTGGGCAACGCCGACGTCAACGTGACCAAGGCCCTCGCCCAGGTCAACCGCTCCGGGCTATTCCTGCGGGATGCGCCCGGGGCGGCCGATTACTGGCAATACCTGCGCCGGCAATTCCTGTTCAACCTCGCAGGTCAGGGGCCCTTTACCGGCACCTTCACCTATGGCTCGCCCGTCATCACGGGGGTTGTATTCACAGGCTCGGGCACCGGCTTGTCGGCGGTGCAGCCGACCTGGCAGGTATCAAGCCGGTACTGCCTGCCGGACTCGGCTGTGGTCTCGGTGAACATCGGCGCTGGCACCGTGACGATGAACCAGAACGCCAACACCCTGAATGGCTCGAGCTTCACCACCGCCACCGACACCGCGCTTGCCTTCGGCCAGGAGGCTTACCCGCTGCCCTCGGACCTCAATTACTTCATCCCAAGCACCGACTGGGACCGCAATTTCCGCTGGCAGCTCCTAGGACCTGTGAACGCCCAGGAGTGGCAGGTGCTCAAGTCCGGCATCAGCCCGGTGGGTCCGCGCATCCGCTATCGGCTGATGCAGGGCATGATCTACCTCAACCCCTCGCCCTTCATCCAGACCGGCAACATTGCCCCTGTGACCGATCTGATCGTCATGGAGTACTGCTCGCAATTCTGGGTGGCACCGACTGCCACCCCGACGGTTCCCAGCCAGGTGGGCTTTGCGCTCGATACCGACGTGTGCCCCACCTTCCCGGAGGACTTGCTCGTGCTCGCCCTCAAATGGCGGATGCTGAAGTCGATCGGCAACGCCTATGCGGAGGAGTTCGATGAGTACGAGAAGGCCTACCAGCAGCGCCAGGGCCGCGAGACCATTGCCCGCAATCTCCCCTTGAACGCGCGCGCCGGCTCGCTGCGACTGCTCAATTCGCAGCAAGTCCCGGACACTGGGTTTGGCTCGTGATCATCACCCGCGAGCAGCGGGCGCAGCGCAGGGATCAGGAGCGCTTCGCCAACCGCGCCGTCCCGCACCCGATCCCGCCACCCATCGGCGGCCTCAATGCCCGGGATGCCCTGGCCGAGATGGCCGAGACCGATGCGGTCATCCTCGACAACTGGTTCTGCCAGCCCTCGTGGGTGGAGTTCCGCCGCGGCAAGCAGTTGCTTGCCACCTTCACCGGCAACGGCGAGACCCTCATGGGCTATACCGGGGTGCAGACGGTCACCCCGCAGCTATTCCAGGCGGTGAGCAACGGCGGGGTTTATTCGATCTACCGGGTGGACAATGCCGGCGGCGGCGCTGTCACGGTGCCCGTGGTCGGAGGCGCCGGCAATACGGTGCAGCAGCTCCACAGCGCTTACTTCGACTTCAACCAGTTCGGCAGCGGCTCGGGGGAGTTTCTCTACGCCCTGAACGCCTCGGGGATGGATCTGCCGCTGTTGTTCGATGGCGCCAACTGGGCGGCCATCAACACCTCCGGGGGCACCTTCCAGCTCACCAACGGGCCCGGCGGCGGCTCGACCGCAGGCCTTAAGACCCTCTCCCAGGTCGCAGTCTACAAGCAGCGCCTATGGTTCCTGCAGCAGGGCAGCTTCCAGATCTGGTACCTGCCGCAACTCCAGGTGGGCGGGGCGCTCACCAACCTCAACATTGGGGCGGACTTCAAGCTCGGTGGCTACCTCGTTGCCATGATCACGGTGAGCGTGGACAACGCGGCGGGCCTGAATGACTTCATGGCCTTCTGCTCGAGCGAGGGCGAGGTGGTGGTTTACCAGGGCTATGACCCCGCCCAGGTGAGCACCTGGTCGATCGCCGCGCACTTCACCATGGGGCATCTGCTCGCCCCGGGGCGCAAGGCCTGGCAGAAAATAGGCGCCGATGCCCTGATGCTCACCACCGATGGGGGCATCCTCATCAGCCAGGCGATGCTCACCGACCGCTCCCAGACCCGCCAGGCGATCACGGACAAGATCCGCTACGGCATCAACACCCAGATTGAGGTGTACAAGGCCGCCCAGGGCTGGCAGGTGCAGCTCTACCCCATCGGCAACAAGCTGATCATCAATAACCCGACCAGCAATACCCTCTCGGCAAGTTTCGCCTGGGTGCAGAACACGCTCTCTGGCGGCTGGTCGACCTTCGGGCTCATCGCCTCGAGCTGGAACGCCTTCTGCTACGAGATCTGGCAGGACAAGCTCTACCACGGCACAGCCGGGGCGACCTACCAGTGCGACGTGGGCACGGCTGACAACGGCAGCGCGATCACCTTCCAGGTAAAGCCTGCCTTCAGCCAGTTCGGCCAGGAGGGGAAGCTCAAGCGCTGGACGATGTTTCAGCCGATATTCCAGCTCTCGGGCACCATGTCGGTGTCGCTCACCTTCAACGTCGACTTTGACGTCACGGCACCCACTGGCACGGTGCCAATCAGTAACGGTGGGTCGGCCCCCTGGAACACCTCGCTCTGGAATACGACCTTCTGGGGCGATGCCACCCTCATCAGCAAGCCCTGGCTCGGGATCAGCGGGGCGGGGTATTGGGGCACGGTCAACATGCAGATGAGCGCAAGTCTGCTCACCTGCAAGTGGATGGCCTCCAACTTCCTGACCGAGCCCGGCGGGCTCTTTTACGGTGTCGGGTGAAGCGCATCATCTGTGACCAGCACGAGCAGATTGCCACTTGGGTGTTCTCCAAGATCCCGATGGCGACCCTGGGGGACTCCCCCTATACGGCCATCGGCCTCTTTGACCGCCGCGGGTATATCACCGCCGGCACCGTCTACTGCAATTACACCGAGCGGGACGTGTACATGCACCACGCCCAGCTCAACCCCCGATCCCTCACGCTGCACTATCTGCGGGAGGCCTTTCGCTACCCCTTCGATCAGCTTAGAGTCCACCGCGTGACCGCAACCGTGGCCGAGGGCAATGCCGCCTCGCTGCGCTTTGTGCGTCACCTCGGATTCGTAGATGAGGGTCGGGTCCGCGAGTACTTCGAGAACGGCGACGACGCCATTATTCTGGGGATGCTGCGCAGCGAGTGCCGCCTCCTCAGTGGAGCACCTCATGGGAAACACGACCGGCGGCCAGCCGCCACCTCCAGCATCGCCGACAACCTGGGGGAACGCCCCTTCAATGAGCGGGGGCGGCGTGTACCACCCACCGACCGGCGCGGCTCCAGCACCCTCATTCTCGGTGCCCCCGGGCAGCAACCTCCTGGCAATGACCGGAGCCCAGCGGCTGCCGGGGGCCGCAGGTAGCCCTCTGCCGCCCACCGGGGTGCCGTCACCGATGGCGCCCCCGCCTGCTTTCTCCCTCGACTCAGGGCACGCACCCGGGAGTAACGCCCCGCCGGGCTTCATGCCAGGAGGCGGCATGGGTGGAGGCTCACCACCGCCCCCGCCAGCAATGACGGGAGGCCCCGGGATGCCGGTGCGCCCGCCGATGCCAGGCTCCCCGGTACCCCCGGGAACGGCTCCCTTGCCCTTGCAGGCGCAGAGCGCGCAGGCGAATAGCCCGGCCGCGCTCGCCGCAGGCATCCAGCGCATGGGCCTGGGCAACGGGCAGCAGATGCGCTGATGGGCGGGACGATCGGCAAATTTCTGACTGGCACGCAGGAGAACGACCCGCTGCAATCCTTCGCGGGCGATGAGCTCGGGGTGGGCGTGGGCGCCAACAAGCCGACCAGTTACGGCCCCAACAACAACTGGTGGGGACCGACCACGCCCACCGGGGTGCCAGCCGGGGGATCGGCGGCAGCTCTCGCAAAGCCTGCTGGTCCGGTCGCAGGCCCTGGCATCATCCCCGCGGCCAATCCGAGCCAGTGGATGACCCCTGCGGCTCCGGGTGCCGGCACGCCCGGTGCCCCTAACGGACACACTCCGCAGCAACTTGCCGCGGCCTTGGGCTCGCGTCAGCAGGCCCAGGCACCGATCGCATACCATCCGGGGGCTGTGAATATGGTCAACGGCGTCCTACAGAAGGCACCAGGCTAATGGGCAAGTCAGCACCGAGCGCTCCAAACCCGTACACCACAGCCGGCGCGCAGTACCAGTACGGCACCGAGGCAGCAGCCTTCAACAAGGCCCTCAACGCCACCGACACCGTCGGCCCCACCGGCTCGACGACAAACCAGATTTCAGGGTACGACCCGACCACCGGGGCGCCGATCTACACCCAGACCACGAGCCTGACGCAGCCCGAGCAGCAGCTCCTGCAGGGCACGCAGCAGACTGGCCTTACCGCGACCAATCAGGCGCAGCAGGAGCTGGGGCAGATGCCCACCGGAGCGCTTGACTCCCTGGGCACCGCGCCGAACATCCAGACCAACCTGGACACGTCAAACGTGTCAGCGCTGCCCTCGGGCCAGAGCCTGCAGGCGCTCCAGCAGAACGCCCAGAACACCGCCCTTGCCGGCAACATGGCCGCCATCAACCCCGCCCTGGATAACCAGGAGGAGCAGTTGAAGGCGCAGCTCGTGAATTCTGGCAACGGCCCGGGCACGCCGGCCTACGAGTCGGCCATGAGCCAGTTCAACGCCCAGCGCACCCAGGCAGGCCTCCAGGCCGCAGGGGCTGCCGAGAACACCGGGGCGAACATCAGCCAGGTCGATTACGGCGAAGCGGCGACGTCCAACTCCCAGCAGTACAGCCAGGACCTGCAGACCCTGACCGCCCAGAACCAGGCGAAGGGCATGAGCCAGTCGGATGCGATTGCCCAGGCGCAAGCCCAGCTCGCGCAGCGCTCAGGCGTCGCAAGCCTTGCCGGGAGTCTGAACGGACTGGGCGGTGCCCAAATCCCCAGCTCGAGCGGACTGCCCACGGCGAGCACGAGCACGCCCGATATCATGACGGCCTTCCAGAACGCCTATCAGGGCCAGCTTGCCAACTACAACGCGAACGTGGGCACCGAGGATGCGGGCATCGGAAGTATCGCCACCATCCTTGCGGCCATGGCTTAGGAGTTCGATATGCCAAACACATGGCTTCCCGCCCCCGGTCAGGCTGGCAACGTCCAGCCCTCCATGATCGGCCCGCAGGGGATGCAGCCGATGAAGCCGAGCGCGGCGGGCCCGCAGGCGCTCCAGGGCGGCTTGGGCGATCTCGCCCATGCCCTGATGCTCGCCAAGATGCGCCAGGGCAAGAATCCGATGGTGGCCGGCGGTAACTTCTCGCCCAACGCGGCGGCGGGCTCGCAGATGAGCCCCCTGATGCCCACACCCTCACCGGTAGTGCCTGACATGTCCGGTGGTGGCGGGGGCGGAGCGAACGTCTGATGCCAGACCCGAGCATGACTTCAGGGATGCCGCCGCTGGGGGCCGACCCCACCGAGTGGTACAACCTCCAGCGCCGCATGATGATCGCCCAGGCGCTCACGCAGCAGGGCATGACGCCAGTCCAGGAAGCCCCGACCGTGGGGCCCATCCGCTCGCGCCTATCGCTCGTGCAGCCGGCGGCCCAGATTCTCGCAGCTCACCTCGGGCGCTCGAAAATGCAGGCGCTCGCCCCGGACATGGCGCGCATGTACCAGGAGCAGATGGTGCCCTTCGGTGGCGCCCCGCCTGGACCTTCCAATTCGCAGCCGGACCAGGGGGGCGGGGGTTCATTCCAGAACCCGAGCCCCTCTCCGCCTCCCGCCGCACAAGCATCCCCACCGGGTGCTGGCGCTGGGGGCGGGGCTCCCTCTCCTGCGCCGCCAGTCTCACCAGCGCCCGGTGGCGGACCTCCTCCAGGTGGTGCCAATGGCATGGCCCCAGCAGCCGGCCCGCTCAATCCGATGGCATTGCCGCCGGCCATCGCCATGCGCATGTTTATGCAGGACCCGGCGAAGTACGGGGCCCTGGTCGCAGGCCCCGAAGGCTGGCAGACAGCCGTGCGCGCCACGGGCGGGGATGTGGGGGCTGCGCAGCGCCTGCTGACCCAGAAATTAGTGAAGGAAGGTGTCCTTGAGGCGCGCCCGGGCGGCATGCTCATGGGGAAGAACCCCGACGGAACCACCTTCACTATCCGCAACCCGGCTCTGCCTTCGGGCATGGAGCCGACCTATGACGCGAACGGCAACGTCATCGCCGCGCACATGATCCCAGGCGTTGCCCAGGGCGAGATGACGATGGCCGGTGCCACCGAGTACGGCAAAGAGGCCGGCGGCATCCATGAGATCGAGCGCGGCTCGGGCAGAACTGTGCCCCAGGTGGGCGTTGCCGGCCTGCCCGGAGCGGGTAGCCCGGGCCAGCTCCCTCCAGGCCTTACCGGTGCGCCAGGCGGCTACACTGCGCCGCAGTTCTTCCCCCCGCACACCCAGGGCCCACCTGGGGCTGGCGGGGCTGCCGGGGCTGCCGGTGGCGCTGCCGGCCCCGCAGACGGCTCAGGCCCTGCCGGTGCGGACGCCTCGAGCTGGTGGCCGGGGATGCCCAAGCTGCCCGTGGATAACTCCATTGGCGGCCCGAGCAACTTCCAGGAGGCGGTCAACAAGGGCCGCGCGGAGCAGTACCTCAAGCAGTCCCAGCAGATGGGCCTGGAGGCGGACACGGCCGACCAGAAGCTCGAGTACTCGACCGAGCTGCTGCGGAACCTGCCGCAGTCATTCACTGGCCCCAATGCCTCCGGCGTCGCCGGCTTCTGGAATACCCTCAACCAGATCCCGGGCCTCCGCGCGCTGGTGCCCAAGGATGCCACCCAGGATGCGGCCGGCACCCAAATCGCGATCAAGAACCTGGTTAATCAGGCGATCCAGGGTGCGCGCGCCATCTACGGACCGCGCATGGCCCAGAGCGAGGTAATGCTGCAGAAAAATGAGGCGTCGCCCTCGATCACCATGGGCATCCAGGCGATCTACGCCCTGCAGCGCCAGGAGGACGCGAAAAGCGCCTACTTCATCCAGCGCAAGAACGATTACGAGAAATACATCAGCCAAGGGGGTGATCCTAACCGCTTCGAGGGCGCCTATCAGCGCAGGTTTCCGCTATCGACCTTCGCCAGCCAGTACGCCCAGCGCAACGCGGCCGTCTATCAGCCGCCCAAAATGGTCGCACCTCCGGCCGCGATCGAGCGCCTGCGCCAACACCCAGAACTCCAGGGCGACTTTGTGCAGCAGTTCGGTTACCTGCCGCCTGACTTCCGCAAATGAGCGACGTGCCCACCAACGCTTTTAGCGATCTGGTGGAGGGCGCGCAGCCCACCGCTGTCGCTTCCGCCCCCGCGCAGCCCAATGCCTTCGCGGACACGATCCCGCCGCAGCAGGCGAAGAAGGCGGCGGACGAGCAGACCCTGGTCGGCCAGGCGAACCGTGCCGCCGGTCTCACGGAGCGCGCTCTTATCACTGGTGCCACGGCGCTGCCTGGCATGGTGATGGATGCCGGTGTGGCCGCGCGCAATCTGATTGGCGACGCCTTCCATAGGGCCATGGGCCAGCCGGCGACCCCGGACTACTCGCTGCCTTACAGCCAGGACTTCCAAGGCTGGCTCACAAATCAGGGCGGCATGCCCGAGCCGCAGGGCTTCGGCGAGAAGGGAGCCAGCGCGCTCCTCGGCGGCCTGGCTGGGGGTCCGGCAGGCGGTGGCGTCACGAACCCGGCCCCCGCGCAATTCGTGGCCCCTGCCACGGCGCGCGCGCAGGCCATGGCCGCAAGTCTTGCGCGCCTCCAGGCCCAGGGCCTCAAGGTGCCCCCCTCCACTACCAACCCCACGCTCGCCAATCGCACGATCGAATCGGTGGCCGGCAAAGATAACGTGCAGAATTTCGCGCGCATCGATAACGATGCGGGGCGCACGGCGATCGGAGCTCAGGCCATCGGTCTTAAGCCCGAGGTAATGACCCCGGACGCTGTGGCTGCGGTGAAGAAGGAAGCCGGCCAAGCGTGGGACGCCGGCCGCGCCATTCCCCGGTTCAAGACCTCGGACGCCTACCTTGATGCACTCGCGAAAGTCGAGGCCGAGAACACCGGGGCCAATGCCAGCTTCCCGGGCGCTGCGAACCCGGACGTCGGCAAGATCATTGACACCTACACCCAGGGCTCTATGACCGGGGATGCGGGCGTGAGCGCGGTGAAGCTCCTGCGCTCGAAGGCATCGGACGCCTTCAGCTCCGGCAATTCTGAGCTCGGGCGCACCTACAAGGGCGTGGCGCAGGCTATCGAGGATGAGCTCGAGCGCGCAGCCCAGGACCCGCGGAACGGGGTCAAGCCGAACGTGATTTCCCAGATCCGCCAGGCGCGGCAGACCTATGCCAAGGCCTCCCTCATCCAGGATTCGATGCTGCCGGATGGCACGGTAAGCGGGCCGAAGCTTGCAGCCGCCTGGCGCAACGATGAGCCCATGACCGGCCCGCTGCGGGATGCGGCCGAGTTTGCCGCGCAGTACCCCAAGGCGAACCTCAGCGCGAGCGCCTCGGGCTCACCGGTGAATCACCTGTCAATGTGGGGGGCGCTCTTGGGCTCGGGTGTCGGTGAACACCTCGGGCAGAGCGCAGGCCATGCAGGCCTTGGCACCGCACTCGGTGTGGCTGCGATCCCTGCGGCGCGCGCGGCGGCGCGCAACTACCTGCTCAGCGGGGCGGGTCAGCGCGGCGCACTGCCCGGAGCGGGCGTGAAAATCGGCCTCACGCCTCAGCAGCTCGCCTCCGGGCTTGCCGCATTCCAGCCGGGGGCCCAGTGATTTACCTGAAGGCGATGAACGCCAGCAGAAAGATGACGATGGCGATAGGGCCCAGTGTCGCGAGGTACTGGAAGTACTTGACGGCCGCCCAGACCACCAGCGCGCAGGCACCGAAGGTGAGAGCGAGCGCGACGGCCACGAGCGGGTTAGTTCCGCCGCACATGCAGGCGAAGCAGGCAAGCCCCAGCAGCATCAGGTTCTCCCACCATGTGAGGGTGCGGAGCCAGGCGAAAAGGGGCATCGCCAGAAGGCCTGCGATGATGATCAGTGCGATTGCCATGGACCCCACTCTACGCCCGGCCCGCTTGAGGGAGCGAGACCGGCTTCACACTTTGGAGCGCAGATAAAATGCCTTGGAATTCAGGGGTTTACACCCGAGGCTATCCCAGTTGGAGCAATGACGCGGCCAACAACCTGCCAATCAGCTCGACCAAGTTCGACCTGGAAGATTCGGATTTCGCCACGGGGCTAAATAACTGCCTGACGAAAGACGGCCTGAACGTGCCCACCGGCACGCTCAACTGGTCCCAGACCGCCGCGATCGTGATGAACCTCTCGCGCGGCTCGGACGGCACGATTGCCGCCTTCTCGCGCACCGGGGGGAGCAACAATCCGCAGCTCCAGGTGATCAATGCCGATTCCACCGGCATCAGCCTGAATGTCAGCGGTGGCGGGCTCTCCCTTGCCGTGGGCGGCACGTCGGTGGTCTCTGTGCTCTCGACCCTCGAGCTGCAGATCCAGGCCCAGAGCGGGCACCTGGCGCTCGATCTCCTCACCGCGGCCTATGCCTTCGGCAACACCACCGACAACCCCACCTATACCTTCCAGGGCTCGGGCGTTGCGAACTTCAACAGCGCAAGCCTGAATGTCGCCCCGGCCGCGGGTGGTTCAGGGATCTCGGTCTCGGCAGTAGCCGGCTCCGGCGCCAGCCTCACCATCGCCGGAAACGGCTCTGGGCTGGTGAACGGGCTCATTCTCCAGGTCGCGGCCTCCGGCAACGCCTCGATCTCCCTGGGCGGCAGCAACCGCGCCACGCTCAATGGCACGAGCTTCGCTTGGGCGTTCCCGGCCGCCGTTGGCGCCGACACGATGACCATTACGGGGGTGGCGAATAACTACGCCGCGACCCTCCTGGGATCGAGCACGAGCGGCCAGTCCCAAGGCCTGCAGGTGCGCGCCGGAACGACCACGGCCGACAAGGCGATGCTCGTCAATAACCAGGCTAACTCGCTCAACCTGTTCTATATCCAGGGCGACGGCCAGGCCTTCATTCAGGCACCCCCTGCGGTCACCGCAGGCCTCACCGGGTGCTTCCAGGTCGGCTATCTGGAGGCACCGCAGAATAACCAGAATGCCAACTACGGCTTGGCTTTGTCGGACCGCGGCAAGAGCATTTTCCGCTCTGGCGCGGGCGCGGTCACCTGGACGATCCCGGCCAATGCCTCAGTGGCCTTCCCCGTCGGCACGGTCATCGTTCTATCCAACTTCAGCGCCACGGCTGTGACAGTCGCGATCACGAGTGACACGCTCTTTTGGTCCCCATCAGGCACCACCGGCAGCCGCACGCTTGCCCAGTTCGCTGTGGCGACGCTCTACAAGGCGAACTCCACGCAATGGGTGATCTCCGGCAGCGGCATTTCCTGATGCACAAGGTCCGCCTGCTGCTCGATGGCGAGCGGGTGAAGACCCGACGCGAGCTTCCCGCCTGGGCCCGCGGGAAGGTCAGGCGCCGCGCGCGCGCCCTGCGCCGCGACTACCGCATCCGGGCCAATGGCGCTGTCCTCGCGCTCTTTGGAGCCGGCTTTACGCCGGTCATCTCCACTCGCACCGCCTCTGGCACCGAGACCGTGCCCAGCGGTGCTAGCACGGTGATCATGGAGGCCTGGGGTGAGACCGGTAGCGGAGGGGCGGGATCAGGTTCCGGCTGTACCGCATCCGGCGGTGGCGGAGGAGGGTCGGGCGGCTATTCGCGCACCTCATTCTCGGTGGTCACCAAAGGGGGACTGACCTGGACGGTGACCATCGGCTCAGGCGCCACCGGCACAGCCACCTCGATTGTCGCCGGCACCATGACCGGCTGGGCCACGATGACGGCAGGCTTTGGCGGCAGCGGCGGGACCGGCCCGCTGGGCACAGCCGGAGCGGCGGGTGCGATCGGCACCGGGGGCACGCAGGCGAACACGGCGGGCAATGCCGGGGCCACCGGCCTTGCCGGATCAGGTGGCACTGGAGGGGCAGGCGTGGTGGGGGTGAATGGCACCGGGAGCGCGGGCGGCCACGGGGGTGAGGGTGCCTCCAACATCGGCCGCACGCTCGGCACAACCGGCAAGATGATCGCAAGCTACACATGAACGGCGTGCGCTTCCTGCATATGGCGCTCAACGATGGCACCTATGGTATCCGCTATACCTTCGACCGCCGCGGCCAGGGCCTGCCGATGCACGCGCACGACCGGGAAGTGATGGAGCACTCGGTTGAGGTGCTCAAGGGGGCGGCCGAGATCTACCGCCCCGATCGCATCGATGCGCGGGTGCTCACCCCGCTGGATGGCCTTTGCAGCTTCGACTCCAAGCGCGATCACGAGATCATGGCGCTCGAGGATGGCACGGTGCTGTTAAATCGCTTCAACTGCGGCATGCCGCCGGAGTACTCTTGCCTCCCGCCGGAGGAGCTGGCGGGATTCGCACAGCTCGCCCCGATGACCTATCCACTAGAGGGACGCTGATGCCAAAAATCGAACTCCAGACCCAGCTCATCGATCCAGAAACCGACGGGCCCCTCACCGAGAAGAAGGCCGACGGCTCGGACCTGAAGCTCCTCATGCGTGTGGCGCTGCTGCGCGCGCTGTCGGTCTCTGTGAATTCCAGCGGTGGACCGCTCTCGGATGACGAGAAAATCCGCAATTACGAGCTGTGGCACCGCATCAAGCATACCAAGGGGGACATAGTCGAATTC